TAACACAGCGGTCTGGATTTCGTTCATCAGGGTTGAGCGGTCGAACTTCAAATCCTTGTACGCGCTACGTTTATGGACGAGCGCGCCAAGGTCTACAAGCGCGCTTAGATAGCCCGGTTTCTGTAGGTCGCTAAACGTGACTTGACGCACAGACATCAGGTGACAGCGGCTATAGCCAGTGTGACTTCGAGATCAGTGGGGGTTGCCCCACTGGTCACTTGGTAGCCGAGGCTAAGACTGGCTGTGCTGGCGTCTACATCGACGGGAGATGTGAATGTAAGGTCACTGGTTGTGACGCTACACGCTCTCACGGAATCTTTAAGAACGCCGCCAACCATGAGTTGGACATTGCAAGTGCCGCTTCCTGTTCGGATACTCATACCCGTGACTTGGATATGGTCTTTGTACATGCGCTTTATTACATAGTCGGCGTTAATGGCCCCGCCTACAACTTTGTGGTAGAGGCTTTCTGTGACGAGTGTGGTGGGTAACTGCGTGTTCGGCAGTCGGCCACCGGAATCGAGAGAGGCAACACCGTTTGATGCGCCCATATAGGTCTTGGGAACTACGGCAGTCAGGTCTACATCTGCCCACGTGGTTGCGGTGCCGGAGCCGTTGACCTGTAGAAATTGGCTTGCGTTCGTTGAGGTGAAGGTCGGGATCGACTGCTCGGCGGCAGTTGAAAGCCATTGGGTGCCATTGTAGAACTTGAGTTCGTTTGGCGTGACAGACGTGTCAAGCCAAAGAGCGCCGGTAGCAGGGGCGACTGGGGCTGTGCCAGCAATCGTCAAGGTGGGAGCCGCCGCTAATGCCGTGACTAAGCCATAAACCTTGGCTTGAGGAATCTCGTCGCCCGCGATTGAAAGTTTTGTGTAGTCGATCAAGCCTGAATCGGTATCAGTGTACCGGGATTCCAGCATGAGGCCCGTAATCACGGTGTCGCCGACGTTCTCTACGGTGAGGATCGAAACTGTATCTGCGGCCGGGATGGTTGAGGTGAAGGTGACTGTGTTTGATGCCGTGTTGGTGGTGTAGTCATACGAGCCACCTTCGCGCTGAAGCAAGCCATTCCGATAAACCTGAAGGCTGGTGTCCTCGTCATGGGTGAATGGAAATACGGCTTGGCCGCCTGCCGGAACTACTGTGTCGGTGCGCGTATAGCCAGTGATGTCGTCAGCGCGGATTTTGTAGATCGAGACTGTGTCGCCTACTGTGAGGCCGGAGAGGAACGTGACCGCTCCGGTGCCTAGCGAGCCAGTGGTGTGGCTTTTTGTGTAGTCGTAGGTTGCGCCTTCGCGTTGGAGGAGGCCGTTCTTGTAAACAAGGACTTGGTCTGTCGAGAGTTGGTAGTAGTCAAAGACAGTCTGACCAGCAGTTGCGATGGAATCAGAGCGCGCGTACATGATCGGCGCACCAATGGTGCCAAGGTCTGCGCCGGGTGTGCCACGGATAGCATCGATAGTCGCGAGAGATTCCCATCCGGCTTCGGTAGATGCGTATGTACCAATGCGGTATTGAAGACCGGCGGTTGTGTCAAGACGCATCTCGACGGGGCCATCAAATTCCCCATCGGCATCGAAAAGAATGGCGAGCAGTTCGCCTATCGTCTTATTGCCGAGTTCGGCGACGTTGATGTACCGAACAAAGTTCTCGAATTCGGTGCTGATATTGCCCGAAGTCAGGTAATTGTTCGGGTACTGTTGGCGAAGGCGGGCCATAGAGTTACCTCATTTTTACGATGAAGCCAACGATCCGCACCAGCCCCTTCGATTTGGCTGTGAAGCGGAGTCGTAAGCCTCTGAATCTGGCGTTAAATTGGCGATGATATTGCTTGGATAATGGCACGCCGATGTATCTGTTGTCGTCCGTGTCACCGCTGATCTCCATCACCCAAGAGGCCAGTTGTTTGTTGTCTTCGTTTAGTGCCTCAATCTTTATCTCTCCGGGGCCAGACGCGATGATGGTCAGGCTTTGGGATTCTTTCGTGCCTTCCAAATCCTTCAGCCACAGGATGGGTGTCGTAGCAATCATCTCCGGGGCCACGGATTCGGGTCTTATATCCTCTGGTTTGTCCACGTTGAACGCGCCACCTCCTGTCCCAACAACGAGTTGCCCTCCGTAAAAGGCTCCGCATTTGGCGTTTAGGTATGTCCCGGTGCTCCACTTAATTCGGCCCTCTTCTGATTGTGTGTTTAGGTTCAGGGTTAAACGTTGGGTTGTCATACCGCCGGATATTGGGAAATAGATGTGGTATTGTTTATTGTCCCGATCAAAGACTGCGCTGACGGTTTCGGGATCGTCTACTTGGGCGAGGAAAGAACGGTACAGGATTTCGATCTTGTCGCTCATGGACTGGCTCATAAGTAGGATGCCGTTGTCTTCAGAGCGGTGGACGGAATGGACACCGGAGCGGGAGCAGTACAGGAGGTCTGATCCTGCGGAGTGAATGGTGTTGTGGGAAATACAGCCAATATTGATGGAGGCCCGGTTGTCGAGAATCCATCTGGCTATGTCGGGGTCAAGGTCGTAAATAAAGGTACGGTCTTCAGTGAAGATCGCCAGTTTGGTTTGCTCGAACGGAGCGATGCCGGTGATACGGCCAGCGGAACCGACGATGTTTGCGATACTGATAGTGCCAGCGCGTAAGGCGTCTTCTGAATCTATGGACTCATCATCTGGCCAGATTTCGTGGTTATCGACGCGGGACATATAGACCTGCTGTTCATTACCAGCCACGCCAGCGGCTACCATGCGGCGTTGCACTGCGCTGAAATAGGCGGGGCGCATGATCTCGTTCATCGCGAACGATTGATTGCGCTTCCATACGATGCCGTCGTAATAATAGGATCGCTGTAGGCGCGAGGTGAAATGCACCATGCGATTAAAACTGGTGGAGGTAACGACTGACTTGGAAGAGTAGGCTTCCTGCTCCAAGCCGTTATCGTTGTTAAGGAATATCGCGCCTTTTTGCTGTTCAGCCCACACCAGTTGGTCTTTGTCGAGAAACTGCATGTGGACTATGGGGAAGACGCCAACACGATGGTGGGCAGGGCTTTCGCGAATGATCTGGCCTTGGAAATCGCAATGCGCGTTTTCCAGTTTCGTCATGTGCAGGGACTTAGGGGTGTCAAGAGACGTTTCATCCCTTGAGGTATCCAAGCCAGAGAAGGTTGAATAAGTTATCTGCTGGGTGGGGATACCAGTGGGCGCACTGGTTTTGCTTGCCATATTAAGTTACGGCTTTTTCTTGGCCAGTGATGATTGACTGATTGATAGGGCTGTCCATAGGACGAACCTGGAGGGCGGGCGAGCGGTTGCCGCCGCCATCTGTGGTGTTGGTCGTATTCAGCCGATTCCACAGTTCTTGATTAAGTGTCTTGTAGTAGACCATCGTGAACATCTGTACTTTTTCGGATGACTGCTGTAACGCGTACTGGGTGAGCAAGCCAGCGATCATGATGTTGTCTGGAACTTCGCGGGATTCAGAGATCGAGGTGTAGTAGTCCAGTTGGGTGTCATCCCAGTAGGGATGGTTTCGGACTTCATCGATGACGAGATTGGCGAACTCAAGCATCATTGTCATGAGGTTGCCATCCGACGTATCAGGGGCGAAATCCCCGAATCGTCTCAGTGCCGAGAAGATTAGCGATTCCAGTTGGGCGTTGCCGCTCTTGATGTGCGGCGTGGAGACGCGGGTATCAACCATGATGACGGATAATGCGACCGATCTGGAAGTGGTGGTGTGCCTCGAAACGATCCTTTTCGGATGCGGAGATTTTCCACATGAGGCGGCCATCGTTCATGAGAGCGGGACGCCAGCCGCCACCGGGATACAGGACTTTGAACATCGGCTCCTGATTCTTTGATACGTAAGAAAACTCGACCTCCACTACAGGCTCTGGCTTGGCTTCTTCCGACGCGACTTCAGGCTTGAGGGCGGCTTCTTTCTTGACTGCTTCTTCAGCCTGCTCGACAGGCGACTTGGATTTCGGCATTAGGTACTCCAAAAAA